CTTTTTAAAGGTAAGTTTTTGAGAGTTTGATTTACCAGTAATAGTAACTACTCCACCAGCTTTATCAACTGCAGGTGAACTATTATCAAAACTTACAAACTCCTCTTTGGGTAATAGATTTGCAGTAAATTTCTTGGGTTCTGAAACTCCAGGAGCTGTTACTGTAAATTCTGCTGATTGTTTAACACGGTTACCACTATTGGGTGTTTGTGCTTTTACTTTTAAAGTAGTATCCCCACTACCTGTACTAGGATTTACTACTATACCTTTTTTGGTTACTTCTGCCATTTTTTTTATTTATTCCACAGAAAAAGTTGTATTTGTGTACACTTGATTAGTATCTTGAAAATTGTTTTGTTCAGATAAAAATACACTTAGTTTCTCAAGAGAAAGTCTTGGTTCTGAATCATCATTGGTCCAAACCACTAAACCATTAAAAACAGCTTTTCTTATTTCCCTTCCATTAAAAACAATTCTTTGGATTTTTCTGTTATTAAATGAGCTTATTGGTGTTGCCATAATCTAATTCCCTACCTGAACTACAAATTTATTGGTAGTGATAATATTACCACTATCTAAATACACTAAATCAAATTGGATTTCATAGAGACCATCATTATCAAACAAAAGGTTTATTGGGATACTCAATATAGAATTTGGTTCTATGGTAAACCCAGTTGAACCACTACTGATATAAGAAGTATTTGTTCCAACTTTATTAAAATCTGAATCCTGTATAATTAAGTTCCCAGATTCTTTGGAATTATTTCTTAATAATATCCTAACCCTTTTATAGGTATTATCTGTGGGGTTTTCTAGAATTAAATTTAATATTCCAGAGTTATTCTTAATAAATTTATTCTTTATCTCTGCATTACTAAATCTTGGGATTTTTTTTTCTGCTGAAGAACGTAATACCACAGATGATACTGGTTCATATTCAAAATATAGAACATTATCTTCTTTTATAGGTGCACTATCAGTTACTACTATGGATTTTACCATATCAGAAGTAACTGAATTCTTTGGTATGGAACTTGATGATGATTGGTTCCCTCCTACTCCTATAATTAATTGTCCTGACATTTTTTTTTACTTAATACCCATACTGTAAAGAATTTTCAGGGGCATCTTGGATTTCCGAAATTATTTCTGGGTTCCAACCAGGATATATCTTTGTGGTAATGAATTCCCCACTTCCTGCTGGTTTAACTGATAAGCTTATTGCTTCATCAGTTATATTTTTAATAAGGAAAACCTCCTTAGGTGAACCAAGCTTAAAGTTACCACTTGGTATATTACCTATTACACTTACCTGTAAACTTAGGGTAATGGATTTTCTACCTTGATTTTTCATTATTTGAATCTTTATTGGGGGTACCTTTATTTATGGGTATACCCAGAATTTTAATTAATATTCCTATCCCCATTATTGTTATATTTTTCTTGTAATTCTAAAGCTTCTTGTTCTGGTAATTCTTTCCAATCAGAAAAATCACTATTATCTGGACCTGATATAGCACGAGTAATTACTATAAAAGGTAGTCCACTTTCCTCTATACCAGTTTTTACCAGCATAAAACCATTTTTTGCTTGTATTCTTTTCATACTCCTATTACTTGCCAATTTTTATCCGTAGCTATCTTTATATCTTCTTCCGTAAGTTCAGATGTCCCGGCACATCCATTTATGTTAATAACTCTTACTGATTCACCTTTGAAATTTGGTAACTGATTAAAAATTTCTATTATGGCGTCATAAGAAAGTGGAGCAAACTGAAAATATAAATGTGCGTTACTAATTTGATAATCAAATGGGGATTCCGATGAAAATGTTAACCCAATTAGACCAATACTTGAATGTTCTCTTTCACTTGACCACACTAAACATCTTATCTTTGTATTTTTTAGGTCCAATCTCATGGTTTTTGGTACATACTGCATAGTAAGAATGAGTCCATTTCCTTTTGACCCAAAATCGCTTGGTAATTCAAAATCATATAACTGTTTACAATTTTGCAAAAATCCTAATGCATCCTCTACATTCGGCATCGATTTGGGCAATACCAATTTTCTCAATGAGATGCAATTATAAAAACAGTTCCTAACATAAGTACCAGTAAATGGTTCCTGAGGCATGATTACTTCCTCTATCATTTGTCCAGTTCCATAAAAACAATGACTCCATTGGTTATCCGATGATACCTTCATTTTAGAAAGGTCTACTTTACCTCTGGTTTGATTTTCACAACCCCATAGATATTCTCCAAATTCTCCTCCTTCAATCTGAATGTCACTTAAATCTTGACAGACACCATTCCTAAATCTATAACCGATTAGCTTAGTTAATTTTAAAGTATCCCCGGCATGTAATATGTATTTCAATCTGGTTTTATTATAAGGAAAAGAGGGAATCATGTCTATTGTATCCGATAGAAATTTAATGGCTTCTAAGGGGAATGTCGCTATGTCGAAGGTGGAGAACTCAAACTTACGAAGATTCTTTCCGAATACAATATATTTATAAGGAGCTATATTAAATATCTTTTGAGGGTAATTTACATACACATAACCGTTTGGATAAATATAATGGGGATAGTCAATCGAATGTAATTCATACGTAACCTTCATTATCCAAAATTCCCTGCCATTAGTATCTATTCTGCCAGTTCCTTTTAAATATTTATGGTTTGTTATATTGGTACTCGTTGGGGCGATAGCGGTATAAATTTCACTACCGTCTCCCCAATCTATCTTATAACTTTTTACATTAAAAGAGGAGTACTGCACAAAAATATAATCTTCAAATGTAGTCGGTTTATCGTCTGTCACCACAAACCAAATGTCATTATCTGGGCATTCGTCAAGATTTCCCCATGACGGGTCGGGAATAAATTTAGGTTTTTGAACAATAGCTGGAACTAATACCTCTTCTTCTACAGAAATTGGATTTGAAGGATAAAGTACTACCTCTTCTTCTATAATAACATTCATGATACAATTTCTATATTGGTATATTCAGTTTTATCTCCATAATCCCAAATCCCATCATTAAAATCAGAATCTGGGGTATTGAATGCTCTAGTTACCCTCAATATCCCACATTGAAAGGTATTTGAATTTACAATCACTATAATATGATTATCTTCAATCTTATGATTTACTCTTGTAGTACCATCATAACTAGCAACCAACTGGTTATCCTTTGCATCTTTATAAGTAAATTTAAACTGTATATCTTTTGGGTCAATCAATACTTTTTTGGTCTCCCCATTTTCTTCTTGTTTTGCATATAAACCTACTTTAATTTTAAAATCTGCCCAAAATGGTTGTTGTACTACTTGATTTTCCATATCAAATTATTATTTCATAAACTTTTCTACCATTTGTATTCCTTATTATGGATTGTTTTCCAGAACTTATTATGGTAGTATCTGATACATAAGATTGTAAAATATCTTCATTCTCTTGTGGGTCTTCTCTATCTAATATGATAAAGAATAAAAGAGCTTCATCTGATGCTTGTGCAACTTGGGTATCTCCAGATGGTTTATATACTTTCCCATTTAATATAAACCTATCTTCGGACCAATTAAAATCCCAATACCCATATTTGTTTAATAAATTGTTTTCCCTTAAAAGGTTAGCAGAAATATATAAAACCAAATTACCATTATCTAGTTCACCAGAAATGGAATTTCTTCCAGATGATGCCCAGGTTTTAATAAAATTATATTGGAATAACCCCTCTAATTGATAAGGTACATATTTAACTCCAACATCTTCACCAAAAGCTAATGGTTGGTTTATTTTTCTTAACCATAGAAATGGTTGTTTACCAGCATCTATATCTATGAAGTTATTTATTATGGATTTATATTTATCCCAATCTTTTTGGGACATTCTGCTAATTTTTGGCATATTACCTTAATACTTCTAATGGGTCTGGACCATCCAATAATCTTGGTTTCCTTCTGTTTACCACTCTTGGTACTACAACCCTAGTTTGGTTTTCACAGATTGGTAGATATATATCTAACCTTCCTGCTAGCATACATAAATTTTGTTTCAGTATATCTATGAAACCACCAGGTTGGGTTGCTTTAGTTATATTTGATATAAAATCTTTTTCAGATTCTGTATCATTAAAATATTCTACTTCTGTTGGTCCAGTTACAATCTTTTTTATTGAACCTCCAGATGCAGAGGATGTATCTGATGAGGAACCAGAACTTTGGGAAGAATATTCCACCCCACATTCTGAACCTTGTGAATTATCTTTTATAATGGTTTGAGAAGTAGCATTGATTACATTTTGAATGTTTAATATCATATAATCATAGGCAGCCAATTCCATTATTAATTGATTTTCTAGAGCTTCATAATAAAGTTCATTATTAAAATCTTCTACTGGAATTTCATGATTTACTAGTGGCTGAATATATAATTGCCATTTCTCAATGAATTGTTGTTTAACACTTGATGGTACCTTTCCAAATATTGAATAAGGTATATAAGTATTAATCAACACATATATACTGTTTGATAAATGGGTTTTTACTTTATCAGATATCAAAACAGTTTTTGTTACCTTTTCTACTGGTCTATTATTGGAATCAACAATTGACATTGAAACCCTATAAAAACCCATTTTCTGATATTCATGTGTAGGGTTCAATTCAGTTGAAGTTTCCCCATCACCAAAGTCCCAGGAGTAGGTATACTCATCTGGGACTTCATATGATAGGTTTATAAAATTTGATTTTAACCCTACAGTGTTGAATATAAAATCAACTACCATAGTTTATTTTTTTTAATCTTCTGAAGGTTCTTCGTCTTCTTCCATTAAAGCTTCAACAATAGATAGTTTAGTATCTTCATCTGTTACTTCAATATCAAAAGAAGCTGCCATTGTTTTTAGGGTTTCCAAATTGAAAGCTTTGGCAATTTTTTCACTGGTCATACCAGATTCTACCATTTCTTTGAATTTTTCAATAGCTTTCTTATTATCAACCTTTACATCTTTTTTAATCTCTTTTTCAATGTTTTCATTGGTAATTACCAAATGACCACCATTGATAGCAGAACGGATTCTTTTTGAATTGTATTGTTGGGGCGTTAACTCTTTTATTTCACCCTTTTTAATGGTAATACCAGTAGATTGGTCATGAAATATATAAGCTTTTGAACCTACTTTTACTTTTGTACCCATAATTGATTTGATTTAATAAATTAATAATATGATACCTGGTACCCATGTATATTTATGGGATACCAGGTATCTTTTATAAATGAAAAGAGTTTACTGCTCAATGTTTACAGTGATATAGGGGTCAATATTCATCCATTCAGGGAACCCATTTGTACTAAATTCCTTAGTAGAATCAATCAATATTGAAGCATCTCTGTACATCTTAGAGAAACCAGTAGTAATTGTAGCATATACAGCTTCAGTTTGATTAGATACAATCTTTTCAGATTCAATCATCAACTGACGAGCTGTGAGCTTAATTAATGCAGAACGGGGGTCTACCAATAATACATTGTTTTCAGGTACCCCAGGATGAATATAGAAATCAGAGCTGCTGGGAACAGGAGTTTTCAAATTCATTGTGGATTGGGGTTGACCATACATTCTGATTTTGAATTCTGGAAGGTCAAGAATATCAATTGCTGCTGACTCATCCCCAATCAAAGTACGGAATACTCTACCAAGACGAGAACCACGAACCCAAGTTCTAAGAAGGTCTTTATATGTAATACCTTCTGCAGTGGTATTTACCCCAATTACTGGTGCAGATTCAGAACCATCAGCTTGATTACCATTAATCAATACATCCATAGCCAAAGTATCAAGGGCATAACCCAATTGAATACCAAAGTCACGAATGAAAATTGCCATTACATCAAGTGATACATAATTCTTAACCTCTTCAGTAATTTTAAAACCTTTACCAATTTTGAAAAGTCTTACTGATTTTTGACCAAAGCTTACATCTCCAAGAGGGATAGTTTCAGCTTCATTAACTCTTGCAGGTGCAGCATCTGAAGGGTTAATCATAGGCATGATTGCTTGAAGCCCATTGATTGCTTGGTCAGAAGAAATAATATTGGGATAGAAAGGAGCTTCCTTAATACCCAAATAAATGGCATCACGGATAATTTCAGGAACAATCCAACGGATATTTTGGTCAGGCATTGTAAAGATATTCTGCATTGTATCTTTTTTGGGATTAATGCCAATCTTATCATAATAATCCTGAATTGACAACCCATAACGGTTTGTTACCAATTCACTAAGTGAAATATCAACAGGTCTTTGATTTTGGTGACCAGCACGGGTAGCATCCAAAAGTTGTACAATTGACCTCAACTCTTTGGTGAAGTCCTGTGCTTTCATTTTAGTTACGTCTTCCATATTACTTTTTAATATTTTTTATCGAATCATTACTGCAATTAAATCATTGATAGCTGCTGCAGTATTTAAATTAACAAATTTGGGATTAGCTTTTGTTGTTGAAGCTACTTCATCATCTAACATATATGTAACATATATGCTATCTTCATCAAGTTTATTGGGAAGTACAGCACCACAGGTATTCATTACTTCACCAGCTATTCCATATACAATGGCAAATGCTTCTACCATTACTGTTACTTCAGGAATTTTTTCCCCAACAGGATAAGCAGGATATTGAGTATCAGTAACAGCAATACCCAAATAAATACCAGTACCAAAATAAGCTTGAATAGTACCATCAGTATTCAACTGTACTGGTTGACCTTGAAGTATAACCTCATCTTTTTTTACAGGGAATGCCTGATGTAATTTATGAGATTCACTTTTATAAATTACTGTTTGTTTGGTTTTACTCCCAACAGCAGTCATTGCTTCGGGATTTACATAGGGCATCATAATCTTCTTATATTATTTTAATTTAGAATCAGCTATATTTTTGATAGTAGAATTTAAATCCTCAGAATTTTTAGTTTCTTCTGTAGATTCATCATCTTTTGTTACTGAGGAAGCTCTGCTTACATTTTTAGAACCACATTCTTTACAAACAAGAGGGAATTTTTCTTCTAATTGTAAATCATAGGTTTTGGTAAGTGATATAAGAGTCTCAATACTTGTAGTATTGGATTCCAATAAAGAGATAATATTTTCATCTACTTTATCTTCACCAACAAGCTTTTTATAGGAAGAAATTGCATTATTTCTTACCTCAGTTAAATGGTTAGTACCAATAGTTACCATCAATTTATTTGATTCAATGGTTTCTTTTAAGGTATTTATTTCACCATTTAATTTATTAATATTATCCTCAGCATTTGTTTTAGCTTCAGATAAACTAGAATTCTCAGATACAATTGTTCTAATCTGAGAGAGAACCATTTCTTGACTAATGGTTGCCCCCTCTTGTAGAGTTAACATACCATCACCAAATAATGATTCTAGAAATTTTTCTAATTCATTCATTATAGGTTTATCTTTTGGGTTAATATTATTATTTTCATTAATAAATTTACTGGTATTGTACATTATATCAACTTCATGGGCCCCTTTGAATTCAAAGAAAGAGAGTTTCTTTGGAAGGTCTTCTTTCTTTATTGGGGCTTCTGAAAATGAATAATAAACAGAACCAGCATAAGCTGGGTTATTTATTTTATTATCTTTTATTAGTTGAGCAAATGGGTCAGCTCCATGGGATACTAATGAAGTTTCCTTATATGATATAATTCTTGTGGCAATTCTTCTTACCATTGTACCATCTTCAGCTATGGTACCTAATTTATCATAAAATTCCCACTCTTTTTCAAAACTATGAGAAGGTTTCCATTCAAATTGAACTGTTACTGAATTTGAATGTATAGATGGTGGGTCCATATTTATACCTCTTGCAATTCTTGGATTAGATTTACCATCTATTTTTAATACCCCATTTATACCAGCAGGAATAGTTACTCCGTCAACTGTATATGATTCTTGCCATGAAACTGATTTAACAGAGCCAATAGCATTTGCTATATCAGTTTCATGGTCACAATTTACTGTTTGACCAACTAAAAGATTCATTGAAGCTTTAAGAACACTTTTTGGAAATTCAGTTGGCATATAGTTCTTAGAAACTATACAAGCTGAAAGTAACCTAAACATTGGTTCTATAAACTCTTCATCACTGGGATATAAATCTTCTGGGTCTACATCTTGATAAAAAGTATTATAATTAGCCCCTGAACCGAATAGACCAAATTGGTCTATTGAATCTTTATTAGGTTTAGCTTCACTAAAAAACCTATTAGAAATTTCTTCATGATGGTTAGGTACATGGGACATTAATATACTATGTCCATTTCCAAGTACCATGGTATCAACATAATTTGGCATAATATTTATTATTTATCGTTTTCTTGTATCTTGGTCAGCCCTTTTAGGATTTGGATTATTTTTATCCCTTGTTTTTCTATCCGAGGTATCTTTATCTGCCTCCCTTTTTTGTTTCTTTGCATTATCATCTGGTGATGATACTTGATTGGATTCTTCTGGTTTAATTCTTGGTTCTTTTTGGTCTGGTTTATCATAACCCATTTCCCAAGCAAATTTTTCTTGCCCAATTATTCCTTGATTATAAAGAGAGGTTAAATTTCTAATTTTATATTCTAGCCCTTGTTGAACTTTTACTTCATCAGATATTGTGGTAGTTCCAAATGTAACTTTAATACCCTTATTTGGAAGACCAGCTAGACGTAATTCTAGAGAATAAATAAATTCTAATACAAAAGAAGTAAGGGTTTGTAAATTTTTTAACTGGGAGATAATCTTTGATAATAAAATACCAGCACCACCCTCAGTAGTATTTGAAGTAACTCCAATTAAATTACCACTAACCCCTAAACCATTTGCAACTGATTGTTGATTCATGGTCCAAGGTTTATCTAGATTTTGTAAGTTTTGGGTAGTTGAATTTAATTTGAATTCATGGTCTTCAATGAACCCAGTTACTATACCATCTTTCATACCATTCATTAGGTTCACTTTTAGTTGTTTTAATAAACCAATTAACCTATCCTGATATTTTTCTATACTTTCTGATGGTAATCTTTGAGGTTTTTGCATTTTAGCTTCCAAGAAACCAACCATACCCATTACTTCCATTATATTCTTAAAATTGACTCTCATTTCATGTTGACCCTTTAATGAATCTAATGCAGCCATAAAAGGTGGTACCCCATAAGGTTCATCAGTATCATTATACATACCAACATATAAATAAGTTTCAGTATTAAGTTTTATATAATCTGGTTTTTGATTTTGTGGGGAATATGGATTTTTTTGATATGGGTGATATACCCCATTACCCATTCTCCTGAATATAATTGATTCTGGGTTTACAAATACTATGGTTGATATCCCATTTAGTTTATTATCTGGTACTGCTTCAATGGATATTGCACCACCTATTAAACATTGTACCATAAATTTATTTACTAAACCATCAATACCAGCAGTATAATTAGTCCACCTCTTACTTGCTTGTTTTAAATGTGAACTCATTTTTTCTGCTTCTTCTGGGGTATTATTTGGGAATGATATAGTATGACCAGTATTAGATAACTTAAACATATCTTGTAAAGCTATACTAACATCTGGATTAACTTTATATAAATCTCTTATAAGTGGGATTATTTCAGTTCTGAAACTTGGTAATACCAAATCTTTAACTCCCATTACACTTATTAGATTATTAAATGATGGTTCATTAGGAACTGATACTCTACCAGGGGGTATTGATGAATCATCTTTTCTATCTTGGTTTACCAATTGTTGTGGTACTGGTTTTTTTCTAAACCATGCAAATAAATTCATAGATTTTTATTATTGGGGTAATACATATCCATTGTATTGATTTGACTTCCTTATATGGTTGGTTATAGCTTTACCAAATATATCATCATCTGAATAAGTTTGGTCATCCATATCTATATCAGAAGCTGAACTAGATGAGGTTCTATGTTTACCTCTTGCAACTGGTCTTCCTGTTGCATCATATATAAAGGTATAGGCTTCTTGTATAAAGAATGGGTCCTTTATGATTATATTTTCTTTTCTAATATCCTCTTCCAGACCCTCTATTATAACTGTTCTATTTTTAGTGGTTGTTAACCAACCAGGAATTTTTTCTTCTTCTGGTCTACTTTTACCCTTCTTTTTAAGAATTTTAGTATAGTAATAAAGATTTGGATAACCTTCAGCTTGAAGCATTGCAGTAACAGCTGCCCCTATATCATTTGTTTCTGGTGCTAGAAGTGCATTATTAAATTTCATTCCAGTATCACCAAGTAACTTTGCATATCTATCTAGAGGTAACCTTCCTTTGTATATAACTTGTTCTTCACCAAATTTATCCATACATGTGAAAGAAGAGTAGTCAGTTGCTCTACCAGTTGAACAGTCTGCACCAATGAAATATTCCTTATCTGGGTCTACTTCATTGAATTCTCTATATTGACCACCCATTTTTGTTAATATTGGAGGATATTCAGATAACATTTCTTCAATACCTTTGATATCAGACATATCAAATACTGTATTACCTGAGGATAAAAAGTCACCATCTATTTCTTGGGCAGTTCTTCTTGGTCCAAGTGCAGATGCCATTTCTTGGTACCATTTATCATCTCTATCTGGGTGCATTTGCCAATATAATCTGATTGGATTCATTGGATTACCACCAGATATAGCATCTACCCAACTTGAATGATAAAATCCACCAACTCCTAATGGAGTAGAATTAATGATTGCTGAACCACCAGTTGATAGAGTAGGGAAAGCTGCTGCCCAAATTTGGTTAGCCCATCTTACTGCAGCAGCTTCATCTATAACAAGTAAAGATAGAGATTCTGAACGACCAGCTTGTTCAGAAGTAGGAATTGATTCTATAATTGAACCATTTGAGAATTCCATGGTAGTTGTACTACCAAACTCTCCTACCCTACCATTTATGATTGGTGTTTGAAGGTACCAAGGTAAATTCTTATACATGAACTTAATTTTCTTGAGTACCTTCTTTGCTATAGTATCCTTAATTGATATGATGTTTATTTTTTTGTTTGGGTGATACATAGCTAACCATAAACAGTACATAGCAATCAATTCTGTAATTCCAGCTTGTCTGAATTTTAGGATTATATTGAACCTATGTTTTAGGAATTGATAAAGAACTGATTTTTGGTATGGGTATAGATTAAATTTTACCATACCCAGTACTGGGTTAACTACCCAAACAAAGGTAGAGAATAAAAATACATCTTTTGATACTCTAGATAAAATTCTTAGCTGTTCCTGGTTTAAGCTTTTATCTTCTTTTAATATCCTTGCCATAGTTAGAATTGATAACTTAATTTGAAGTATAAATCTGTTCCAGGATTTGTTTTAATCCTTGGGTAATAAAATAAGTTCAACCCAAGTTCATAATTAAATTTACTGGTATTGTATTTTAAACCTAAATTCAAATCCCATAAATTGTTGAATGGTCTCCATTGAAGTTCAGTTAATGGTGAAAATCTTTTTATGAAGGATTTTCTTTTTTGAGTCATATTATCCTCAAAGTAATTGTATGAATATTTATCAGTATCAATTGAATAAACCTTTTCAAAGAGCTTTCCATCTGTGTTTAATAATCCAAGTTTTAAATCAGTATCAGTTAGAAGAAATTGGATTAGCTTACTTGAATTTGGGAATTGAGAAAGAAACTGAGGTGATACTGAAATAAAACTTGAATCAGGATATAATAGTTTTATTGTATCATTATGGTAAATGATATTTAAAATTTCTATCGTATCCAAAGTATGAACATAAATAACTTCTGGTTCTTTTGGTTCATCAAATGGTTCCTCTGGAACAAAAGGCTTATCAATATAAACTGTATCTGGTTTTTGATTGTTGGGTTTTGAATCAGATTTATGTTTCAATGAACCAAGGTAATAACCAATCAAAAAACATAAAACAATTGGGATTAGGATTTTCAAAATTGACCATAGGATTTTCATAACATAAAATTTTTGGGATTTATAACCAATAGTTCCCCCTTATTCTTTTTGATTTATTCCCTCCTCTAAAAAGAGTAAAATATATTTATTTACCCTTTTAGAGGGTATAAATATATTACGTACACGTGTACACGTAACCTTATAATAGCGCATATGCGTAATATATAGATAGATATTATATATCTATCTATATATTTATTTAATTAATAATAAGCGCATACGTACGCGTTAGGGGGTTTCCATATTCCTGAATTGTTTTTTCAGGCATTTTTTAAACCATACTCCAACTTCATAAACTGAGCCTTTTGTTAATGTATTTCTTCCTTTATTGAGCCAATAATTTAAATTTTCAGTATCCATATATACCTTGAACCTTTTTGGGAATCCCATAATAATCCTATATTCTTCTAGGCCCATGATACCCCCATTAGGATTAAATTGCCTATTTGATGGTCTTACAGTTAATGGATAACTGTTTTTTCTATTTCTATACACTCCTGGAAGAGTTTTCATTTTGGTATTTTTCATTGGCCATTTATATTCTTTTTTAAATTCACTCAACCAAAGATTTTTTACTTCCTTTACTGTTAGGGTTTTCTTTGATTTATCAGAATAATGGTACATGGCTAATTTTTTATCATCATTTTCTTTGAAATTAATGTCCTTTCTTATCAGTTTTTCAATTTCTGATACTAACATTGGAGTTGATACTGGAAAAATATTTTCAAAGTTTGATACTTCTATATTAGAATCCTTTCTAATACCAATTAGGATTAATCTTTTTCGTGATTTTTGTGAATTACCAAAATCAAATACTGAATGGCAATGGACAATTAGGTGATAATTTTGCAATTTTGCTTCCCATTCCTCTCTTGGAATTAAATCAAAAAGTTTTGGGAGGTTTTCCATTAGGAATATTTTTGGTTTAAACATGCTCAAAGAGGTTAAAAATAGATTCAAAGTTTTATCTTCTTTTGGTTTACCAAGGGTTTTCTTCCTTGAATAACTAAAAACACTAGAATGACCACAAGAAGGGGAACCAATTATAATATCTATTGGGCCTTTAAATGATTCAAGGTCTCTTTTGAAAGGTATTTCACCAAAATTTAATTTCCATTGTTCTTCATTTTTTGTATGAAATACTGCTCTTGGTTCAATATTACCAATTAAATACTTTTTAAAAGGGAATAATAAAGCTCCTTGAGCTCCACATACTCCAAGTACTCTTAATTTACCCATGATTTTTATAAGTTTTAGAGATTATATATTATACAACAAAGGTATTGCGAAATACTACTTCTTATTGAATTTAATTATATAATGCAAAAAATATGAAACTTAAAGAAAAAGATGCTTTATTGGTAACTGGACCAGCACATTATGAAAAAGCTTTGGTAGATTCTGTATTAAAGGGTAATAAATACAAACTTAATAATGGAATGACCATAGATAATAACCTAAATATTATCAGTATTGTTACTTCTAAATTTAAGGTTGAACTTTTTGATGAGGATAAATATAATTATTTGTTGTCAATGGAAAGAATACCAAGAATTTTGGGTAAAATTAATGAAAAATTAGAAAAATTACCTAATGAATCAGTGGTTAAATTATACAATAAACTTAGAAAAATGGAGGAAAAATACTTATGATTAGAAGGATGTTGGATTTTTTAATCCTAAGGAAATTTGACAAAGTAACAACAGATAGCTTTTTTAGTATTTGGGCTATATTTAAAGGTTTAGATGAAGAATGTTCTAATTTTAGAACCTTTTTTGTACCATTGGTAATCATTGCTTTAATTATTGGTGGATTATTCCTTTCATTTCTAGCAACAGTATAGGGTTATGGCAATGAAAATTTTAATTATTATATATTTTATTGGGTTAATATTAACCATAGCAATAGATTATACTGTTAGGAAATCAGGTGTAAAAGGTACAAAGAATAATATAAGGCATTTTTTTATAATGGTAATTACTTTTATGATATCCCCAGTATTAATTCTTAGTTTACTATTATATACAGTAATAACACTTTTTAAAAACCATAGTAAAGAAACTCATCTATGAGTTTATGTTTATCTCGTTCTTGAATTTATGTTTCACTGTTTGCCACCAAGGTTTGAGAAAATATTGGTGGTTTTTTTGTATATACTATTTTGATATGAAGAACCAAAAAAATAACCTAAAAAAAAATAGAACAGTATGATAATAATCCCAATTATGCCCAAAGATGAATTAGATGGGTTTGAAGTAAAATTTTCTGCTATTACTAAAGAAATGGCATTTTATTTGGCCAATGTATTCAATAGTATGTCAGCTAAATCATTAACTCCCAGTGATATTGCATTTGATATATATGTTACTAGAAGTGATAATACACCATTGATACGTCTATTTGCATGTTCTGTTATCCAGAATATTGTTACTTCAGAAAGATATTGTAATATTATGGTAAGTGACAATAAATATGTTGATTTACACGGTATTGATCTTGACCCCAGTAATGCTAATGCTTTACAAAGAAATTTTACTACTGTATACCTTACTTCTACTTCCCCAAGTTCTACTGGTAAAAAATTTATGTTTGGTGGCTTACAAATCTCTACAACTAGTAATTTTGACCCCAGTATGGAAGAATCTTGGGGATTAGAATGTATTAATATTGAAATTTTAAGATAAAAGAAGTATTTGGTTCTTCCTTCTTTTACTATTCAATTCCTCTATTCCAAGTAGAGGAATTTTTTTATGACCAAATTGAGATATAGTAGACATATTCAATATAAAACAATTAATATTATGAGTAAATTTGATATCCTTAGGAAAAGATTTAATCAAATACCAGTAGGTGAAAAATTTGATTTTATGGATTTAATAAATGACCTTGGTTATTCACATACAACAGTTTTGGGATATAGAAGTAATTTTGAAACTAGAGGTTATATGGAAAGGGTAAGTGTAAAACTAGAAGGTTCTAGAAAAATTAAAATTACCTTTAAGAAGATTAGGGATTTATATGAAAATGTATATGAATTACAGGAAAAAAGGGGAAGGAAACAATTGGAATTATGGAACGAAAAATAGGTGAAATATTTAATTATCAAGATAATTGGTACCAATGTATTGAGAATACTGGGTATGGGTGTATTATATGCCATTTCAATACTCATAATAATATTTGTTGTAATAATGTACTTAATATAATAGGAAATTGTTTACCACCTTATAGGAAAGATTATAAATCTGTAGTTTTCAGGAAACTTGAAAAGATTGGGAACCCGATTATGGTAGAGAATAAATCATATCAGAAAATAAAGGTCCCTGATTCTCTTTGTAATAATTGTGCTTTTTATGATAATTTTTCAAGAAACTGCAAATTGAGTTACTATATAAATCATTATCCTGCATATTCATGCCTAAAAGATGAGATATTTGTAGAAATTAAACAAAACAAAGAAGATATGAAAGAAAAGAAATTGAATTTAAGACCATTTGACCTTGAAGAAGCAAAAGCTGGTAAGCCAGTATATACAAGAGACGGAAGAAAGGTAAGGATTATTTCCTTTGATAGACATGGTGAAGATTGCCCCATTATTGCTCTTGTAGTTGATTCAAAAAATGCAGAATGTGAGGAGGTTATTGATTATACCTTAGACGGAATTTGTAATGAGAATATAATCAATCACAATAAATACGACCTCATGATGCTCACCCGGAAGAAAGAGGGGTGGTTGAATATCTATGGGGAAGAAAAAGGAAGGTATTGTAGTAATGTTATTTATTCCTCAAAAGAGGAAGCATTAAACATTTCTAAACAATCATTAAACATTTCTAAACAATCGGAAGAACATATTACAACAATCAAAATTGAATGGGAGGAATAAGCAATGACCTGGGTTATAATATACTGCGTACTTAGTGTAATAATAGTTTCAGCTATTCTAATCAAATTAAAATGGAATGATAAATGTACTATTGGAGATTTATTATGGGGTTTATTCCTTGTAGTCCTTAGTCCAGCATCATTGATAGTAATTATTATAGTTGAATTAATTGAGAGTGGATTTTTTAAAAAAGTTTATAAATTATGGAATTAGAAAAAGGAACCTTAGTTACCATCAAAGGTACAGCTAAATTTAGTAAATTTATTGGAATTATAAATTCTATATCATCTGATATGGCAATTAATTTCAAGGTCCTATTAAGTGTAGATAATAATAGGAATATCCTATCCTTCAATGATTATATTACATTCAGGCATTTATCGGAAACCAGTATATCTGAAACTACAGATGAGGAATTTGATATCCTTAGATTGGAATTGGAATACCTTGGAATTACCATAGAGGAAATAGAAGGTTTATTTGATATAAAAGTAACAGGATGACAAGGGATATTATAAATTTACTCTTTGGATTTTCTTTTGGGTTTTTCCTAATGCAATATTTTGCTGGTGATGAGAAATCCATTATATTGGTAGTAATCCTTTCCCTGGTTTTAATATTAAACCTAATTTCAATTGTATTTGACCATTTGAATAAAGTATTCAATAAGGATTTATGGAATTCAGTTATGGTTATTTTATATGGTATAGGATTTATTCTTTATATTCTTTTCTAGAGTTTTAGTTTTTATTTTAGGGTTATCTCTTTGAAGATATATTTATATTTTCTTGGGGGTAGCCCTTTTTAATTGAAATAGAGATTGGATTCCCATTACTATTAGGGGATTGGGATTTTTTTTTGAAATTGGGTTTGAAGGATAATTTGGGATTTGTTGGATTGATTGGAGAGGGGGGTTGTTATTGGTTATGGATTATTATGGATTGGTTGTTATTGGCTTTCGGGGGTTTCTATGTGGTTATTTGTTGTTGTGTTGGGTTCTCTTCTCTCTCTGGTTCCCTTGGGCTCCCATTACTATGGGCTCTAAAAGTTGTGGCTTTGGGAAGGGGGTAGGGTAGGTTTATTTTAACTAAATTATGTAAAAAAATAGGGGACAAAATTTATCCCCTTTATTAACTTAATTAACTAAAAATTTATTCCATTTCAATTATTAAATTATTGTATTCATAATTGTGGGTATTAAAGAGTTTCATAAATAATTGCAGTTAGATTTTGTTTTTCAAAATTAACTAATCGTTTTAACTTAAATTTTTTATCACGAATTAGTTTAGAACGAATTGAAATAATAATTTTTCTTTTGAGGTCTTTATAAAAATTTTGATTAAATTTTTCTAAAAATTTTTCATTGTCTCGAAAGCAAATATAAACTTTATCGTTGTCTTTATACACAACTTTTTTTTCAAAAATTGGAGTTGAAAAAAAACTTTGAAAAATATCTAACTCGTTTTGTATTTCCTTTCTAACAAAGTTAATATAACGTTTATTTTCCCTTTTCATAATTTTTTGATTTTTGGAGTAGGGGAGTTTATCCCCTACTCAATTAGAAATTTATTTTGTTTTTGCTTCACAATTTTTCATTGATTCCAAAAATTGTTTAATTAGTTTTTGTGTCTCAATATCTGTATTTGATTCGCAAACAACCTCTATATTATTATATACTTTGTTTGCGTATTCAACCCAAATTTTTGATAATTTTTTTAATTCAGTTTCATTTTTACGAATTGTTAAAAATGTGGCTAAAAATTTGTTTTGTAAAGTTTTACGCAATTTTCGACGTAACTTTTTTTTGTCGTCGTCTAACAATCCAGCAAATAATTCCCTCTTATAAATTGAGGATTTTTTTCCATTTGAATTTTTAACAAATATATCACTTGTTAATAATTCGTCGATAAAATTTTTTGTTTCCATAAAATAAAAAAATTAGAAAGTTAAACAATAATATAATAATGTGTAATGAATTAGGAAATATCTCCCTTTCGATTACACAACAAAGATAATATATTTTTATCCGTTTGTCAATACTTTTGAAGTTAAAAAATATAAAATATTTTTATTTAGAAAAATTCTAAATAAAATAATTTAGAATCAATATAAATAATATTATTTAGAATGAAAATAAATAATTTTTATTTTTATTTCTATTTACAATTTTTTACAAATTTGCCACGGGGGTCTGAAGGCGTTAGTATGTTTAGGCCCTTGTTGATGGGAACTATTGTTAGTAGGCCTGAAAGGTGCACATGCGTTGTTAGCAATATATTAATTATCTGATTAGGTATGTATAGTTTTAGGAATCGATTTGTTGGTATTTATATTGGGTTATATATTTAGGATTGGGTATGTAGTAAATCAGGTAGGAAGTAATATTTCTTAGAAATAATAGAATTATGGCCATTAGAGTAATATGTTTAAATTCTTTGAGGCTCTAGAATGATATTTATATATTACCTTGTTTCTTTGATAGTAAAAGAATAATCAAAGGTAAGTAGTTTCAAGCGTATGTGGTTATTTTCAAGCGATATAAGGATTCAAGCGATTGATAAAATTTTCCAATTTTGCTTAAAGGGCGTAGGTGGTCCCTTTAAGGCGAAAATAAAAGGAGCCCATTGTTGAGGGCTCCTAATTGGGTTTAGGTTTTTTATAGGTGCATATGTATCATGTAACCTTCGGTTAAGGTGAAGGTATTTAGGTTAATGTGGTTAATACCGTTTTCGGGGTCCATATCGTTATATTTATTAATTTGTGTTTGGAGTTTTTCGTAAATGTAGTCGTATTCGTTTTTAAAGTTGTCCAAGGTTTTGAAGCCTAAGTTTATTAATTGGAGCATTTGGTCGATTAAGCTTGGTATATAGTCGAAATAGTCCCCATCGTCAGGATTGGAGTTTAACCAGTTATTTAGGTAACTTAGGTTATGGGTTATTATATTAGCGATTTGGTGTTTTAGGTTTACCTGGTCTTCGAAGGGTAAAGAGGTTATTTGAGCAAAGTAACCTTCGTTATCGGGGTCTCCCGTTATTTCGAAGTATTCGTTATTAATAATGTTTAGGTTACCAGGTAATGAGAGCCCATAAGCTCCCGCATAGTCAATGGTTAAAATTATGGCAAGTCTGTATTGGGGTTTTGTGGGTCCCATAAATAAATTTGTTGCAATTGCATTTAATTCTTGCATTCTCTCTAAATAATTTTTTGTTTCCATAAAAATAAATTTTAGTTGTTAATAATACAATGCAAATATAATAATTATATTTTTATTCCAATCATATATTATATAATAATTTTGCTCCCAGTGGGTAAGTGTAGGATTGAATCCCTGAACATTGGGTCAGGATGTGTTATAGGGCGTAGGAAGTAATTTATTGGGTGATTCTTAAAATCAGGATTACAATAATTGTCATAAGGTAAAGGCCTTTTTCGGTTTAGGCCTTTGTTGGTAGGAATTTTCTGATTCACAAAAAGAAAGGGAGACTTTTTAGGTCTCCCAGTCATTCAGGATTATGTTATTATTATGGAAACTTAGTCTAAATATTGTGAATAAGTAATATAATAATTGAAATCTGATTGGTGATAGGTTAAGGTATCCCCCATTCTTGGGTGTTGATATATTTTTAATTGGGTATTGTTAACTGGGATTGAATGTAGTCCAGTTAATTCTGTTAGGTTATTAATAAAGTTCTGAACATATTGAGTGATTTTATTTTGTAGGGGTTCATCGAATTCCTCTTCCTCTGAGTCTAAGTTATTTTTAAGCGTAATATTTAATTGTGAAGAGTGATCATTTGGGTTTAACTGGTAATTTAAGTTTACCAGTTCTATGATTGGAATGAAATCCCTGTTAGGTCTTTCGTTCTTTGGGTCAAATTGACCTATTGTTGGAATATTAGTAATGAATTTTGTGATTAAGTTTGCAATTTTGTTGTTAAATTCTAGAGCGTTCATAATGTTAAGTTTTTAAAGGATTATTTTTAAGTTATTAATAAGGTTTTGTATTGTTGGGTTATAAGAATCTAGGTCGAATATTTGGTTATTGGGCAATAAATGTTTATTTATTTGTTTTAGTGCATTTAATAGTTCTATTGTTTCTGATGCAAGTTCTGAGTCATTTGGGTATTTTTGTAATAGTGTTAGGTTGTTATCTAGTGTTTCTAGATTGTTATTAATTATTGCTTTAATGTAGTTTTGTCCCCTGAATTCTACGATTGAGGTAGTTGGGAAATCGATTTGTTGAATGAATTGGTCTTCTTTGAAATAAGAGTTGATTGAACAATTGATTGTACTAGGAATATTGATTCCTGAGAATGCAAAATGACTTTTGATTGTAATCATGTTGTTAATGTTTTAGTGTTGTTAATAATATATTTATTGCATTTAATTGCAATGCAAATATAATATATAATAATATAATATGCAAATAAAAATTCGGGGCCTTAAATTTAAGCCTTAATTGATGTCATCTCAATAACATATCAATATCTATCTTCTTTCTATATAGTCTACATGCTTTTAATTTTAATATACCTTCTAGAGTTTATTTTTTACTTTTAATATTAACTCTTAGCTCTATACTTGTAAATTACTAAGATATTTTAGGAAAAATAACCCAAAGAGCCTTAAATCCTTTACACATTGTTGATGGGAATTTTAAATCCTAAGTACTTTTGGGCCCTATTTTTATTAAAATTTTGCCTAAAATAGGTACCTGAATACCCAATTTTTATAAATTTAGGCCCTAAAATTACCCAAAATTTTACCTTTTTGGGTACCTAGAAGGGCCTTTTTTATTAAATCCGAGCCTAAAAATTGCCTAAAATCCTTAAAATTTTACCTAAAAATTGCCCTCAGGATTCAAAATTTAGGCAATTTTTATTAAATCCTAGACCATTTTAGGTACCTATTTTTATAAAAATCCCTCAATTTTGGGCCTAAAAATTGCCTATTTTTTATAAATCCGAGGGCCTTTTAGGCCCAAAAAATTGCCTTTTAGGTACCGAAATTTATTAAATTTGGGCCTATTTTAGGTACCTAAATTGCCTAAAAATTGCCTCTGGGATTGCCTTTTAGGTACCTAAAAATTGCCTTTTGGGCCCCAATTTTGGGTCTAGGATTGCCTTTTTGGGCAATTTTTCGGATTTGTGAGTGAGCCAAAACGCTGTGTTTTTGAGACTTTTTTTTTAAAGGGTAGGGGAGCCCTAAAAGTCAAAAGCTTCAAAAACATGGGGTAAACAGTACCTTCTCAAATTGCCTAGAAACACCCAAAAAGGGCCCGGCGTGGGCTGATAAACTATATGTTTTGATATAGTTTTTATGCTTTTTTGTTCAGTTTATTAAAAA